AGTATCGCCTTGTGGGCCTGCTGGTCCTTGTGCTCCGTCTGCACCTGCTGGTCCCTGCGGACCTGCTGGGCCAGTATCGCCTTGTGGACCTGTATCTCCCTGTGGGCCTGTATCTCCCTGTGGGCCTGTATCTCCCTGTGGACCTGCTATTCCTTGCGGACCTTGCGGACCTTGCGGACCTTGCGGTCCCTGTGCACCCGCTACTCCCTGCGGGCCAGCCGGACCTTGTGGACCTTGTTGACCAACTATAATTGTTTTATGTTGTTCGACCATATCTTGTATTTCATTACGTATTTCAGTTTGTTTATCGGTTTCAGAACCTAAATTCAAAAGTTCTTCAGTCAAAAGATTTACAGAAATGTGTTTCACTAGATTTCCCCTAATATATTGCCAATATTTATAATTCTTACATCAAAAAAAAATGCACGGTTTTCATAAGCAACAAAATACACATTAGACAATTGACAATTGACATCATACTGTAATTTTTTTATTGTGTATAAACTATGAATGTTATAAATGCCGTTGCATATCCGTATAGTACCAAAATACTCAGTATCAAACTTTATAAGTCTCTCGATTTATATGATTGGAGTATTGATGCCACTATTGCAATAAGTTGTAACGAATATTCATCGTGGTGCCATGAGAACTATCCAAATCAGTATACATATTTTAACAAGGAATATATCGACCCTGTAACTTCCTGTAAATTTATAGACGTATATATTCGATTTCAACCCAAAGAAGCATTGGTACACTTTTTATTATCAAATAACGCTAACACAAAGGAACATGTATTTTGACTTACGCAGATACCACAAGTTTTATCAAGGATATCAGTAGAGATTATTCTATTTACGTATGTCAGAGCAGAGGAATCCCGTCTGTTAGCGATGGTCTCAAAGATGCACAGCGCAAAACGCTGTTTGTTATGAAAACCCATAACGATAAATTAAAAACTATTTCTTTAGCAGGTCGTTTGATAAGCGAGAATATCTATCTCCACTCTGATGCATCAGCATGTGATACAATATCTCTAATGGCAGCACCGTATTGTAATAATGTGCCATTATTAAGCGGTATCGGTGCATTTGGTACACGAGTTGGTCCTAGCGATTGGGGTGCGCCTCGATATACCTATGTAAAAAAGAATGTTTATACAGAATCATTGATTTATCAAGATTATGATATCATCCCGTTAAAGGAAAATTACGACGGGTCTGTTTTAGAACCTAAACATTTTTTACCTTTAATTCCTCTGGTATTACTAAATGGCGTAAGCGGTATTGCAGTTGGCTGGAGTACATCAATTCTTCCTCGTAGTTTGTCAGGTCTAATAGAATCTACATTGGCTGCAATCGATAATAAGAAAAAACTTCCTGAATTATTACCCAATTATGAGTATTTGGGATGTAGTGTTCGTAGCATAGGGGGAAACGCATATGAATTTACAGGCAAGGTTAAAATTGATGGTAGTAGTGTTATTGTAAGTGAATTACCTCCTGATTTATCATTAGAGAAATTCAAAACACGTCTGAACAAAATGGAAGACGACGAACAAATACAAACCTATATTGACCGCAGCACAAAAGACATTCATATTGAGGTACGTTTCAAAAGAGGATCTATTGCCGGATGGACCGAAGCCAAAGCTATCGAATACCTCAAGCTACGCAGTAAAACAACAGAACGTATCGTTGTACTTGATTGGGACGGAAATAATATCAAACAATACGAAAATACCGAAAAATTAATTAGAGATTTTGTAGAATGGCGGTTAGGCTTTTATGCTATCCGTTATCAGAGACTAATTGCAGACGCGACCTACCAACTACACTGGAATCAAGCGATAAAGTTGTGTTATGAAAAATCTTTACCTGGATTTTTGCCAAAAGCACAAAATCGTTCAGAAATTATTGCTAAAATTTCTGAAATAACTACTAAGATTCCATTAGACGACAATCAACGAGATCGTCTAGCGGCACTACCTAGTTATCGTTGGGCAACAGATTCGTATAACGAAGTAATATCTCGTATTAAAGAACTTACTGCAACAATTGAAAATTATAAAGACATTCTAGCAAGTCCAGAAAAAATGCGAAATATATATAGACAAGAAGTAGTAGCTCTCAAAAAACTTCCAAAAATAGATCGATAAATATTAATATGAAAGTTAAAGATTTGCAAGAACCGAAGAAACAAGGAGCAGGCTGTTTGATTTTCTGCTCTGATACTGATCGTTTTCTTTTGATCAAACGCAGTGAATATGTGGCTGTTCCAAATACATGGAATCTTCCGGGCGGCGGAGTCGATGGCGGAGAAACACCTGAACAAGCCGCCAGACGAGAAATGTTGGAGGAAATTGGGTTCGACATAGACAATCACCAGTTAAAATTAATTTATACCAATGAGGTTTATGCTCCACGATTCAAATATTACACATTTGCCATAGTAGTTGGCGAAGAATTCAAGCCAACTCTTAACTATGAAAGCTCGGATTATATATGGTGTAATCTAGACAACATTCCTGAACCACTACACTGGGGCTTGTCTCAATTAATCAATCATGATAAATCTGCTAAGTTACTGAAATCTTTTATAGATGATCAGAAAAATCTAATGAGTAACAGACAATAAAAGTCTTATCCTGTTGACAGATTGTTGCATCTGTGCTAAGTTATATTCAGGAGGATTAAATGGATCTGCTAAATCTAAACGAGGTTGTAAAATTACTCGAAGGGTCTACTGACTGCCTTATCGGAGTAAGCGGCGGAATTGACAGTATGAGCCTTCTCACATGGTTTGCTCAGCACAAGGACCAATTACCTTGTAAAATTAGAGCTATGCATGTTGACCATGGTATTAATTCAAATAGTTCCGATTGGAGCAAATTTGTAGCAGATACTTGCCAAGAACTAGGTATTGATATCACAACTGTTAAAGTCAGTTTGGATGGGCTAGGTAATAATATAGAAAATGCAGCTCGAAAAGCCAGATACAAAGCTTTCTGCGAAAGCGGTGCTGATAGCATCGTCCTGGCTCACCATGCTAATGACCAATGCGAGAATTTTTTATTGAGATTATTCAGAGGGAGCGGAATCCGCGGTCTTAAAAGTATGGTTCCTAAGATTACGTGCTGGTATAATCCTAATATCTCAATAATCCGACCAATGCTGGATGTCCCTCGGACCAATATCGAATTATGGGCAGAAGACAACCATGTAAATAGCATTGACGATCCAAGTAATTTTGATACCAAATATGATCGAAATTATCTTCGAAATAAAATCTGGCCAGATATTTTGGATCGATTTGGTATTGCCGACGTGAACACTGTTCGAAGTATCAAACATTTAGACGAGGCGTGGCAGTTAACAACTGCACTTGCTGACATTGATCTAGCAACTGTGACTTTATCAGACGGCAATCTCGACTGGATCAAGACAAAAGATCTAGGCTATCTACGTATTAAGAATTTAATTCTTCGACTTCTTGGACAAGAAGGTGTATATACATTCAGTATCGGTCAGGTTGAGCAATTTGCACAGGGACTAATTGATGCTGATCTAAACAATCGAAATCAATTGGTGACAAAAAATTTAACTCTTAATAAGATTGGTAAAAAAATCCATATTGAACGATTAGAAAAGCAAGTTGCTTGACCTAATATTTTATTTTCGTTATTATTATACATGCAAGATAAATCAGCATTAATTGTAATTCCGACCACCGGAGCATCTACGCTTGTAGATGCTGTAAACAGTGCAATAAATCAAACTCACATCAACACTACCTGTTTGGTAATTATTGATGGTCCGGAATTTGAAATTGCAGCAAATAAAATACTCGATCAATTTCCTACAGTCAAACGAATGACATTGCCGTGGAATACCGGAGGGTCTGGCTGGTATGGACATAGAATTTATTTTCTTTCGGCACCTTTAATTGATCAAGACTATTGGCTAGCATTAGATCAAGACAATTGGTTTGAACCGGATCATGTTGGCACAATGATAGATGCATGCGAAAGAAATAATTGGAGATGGTGCCACAGTTTGCGAAAGATACACGATCACAGCGGAAGATATATTTGCGACGACGACTGTGAAAGTCTTGGACGTTGGCCGGTCTATATAAGTGACCAACATCACCTTGTAGACACCAATACCTATTGCATAAGAAAGGACGTTATTGTTAACATGGCACCAGCATGGTATAGCGGCTGGGGAGGCGATCGTCAATTTTATTCTATAATTACGCAACATGTTCAAGATTTTGGTTGTACAGGCAAAGCTACTGTAAATTATAGGCTAGATGGTAATCCAAATAGTGTAAAAGCTGAGTTTTTTATTAAGGGCAACGAGATAATGCGACAAAGATATCAAAAGGGTTTCCCATGGAGGATGTAACAGGGTGGTATTCTAGTTCGGTTCGACAAGGTGTGTATACCGATACGACACTTAAATCAATGTCAGCTGAATTTGAGGAGTGGTTAAAATATCGAGCAGGACGAGTGGTAATACAAAAAGATCGAGAATTTGAAAAAGCAGACCATACATCTAGCACCGGTATTGAATCATATAAAGTGATTGTACATTATCCCAAGACTCTCGTTTATTTTGAAAAACAAGAAGATCTAGTTGAATATTTGTTGACATTTGATATTTTACCAACAGTTGATATTGATATTGTAAAAATATATTGTCCGTATATTCCTTTACCAATACTTGACTTAAATGCGATAGCATCTGCTGATAATTATGTGACAATGGTTTCAGACCCGTCAGTTAAATTCTAATGAATAGCTCCGGCAGCTTGGATAGCAGCATTTAGGCACTGTTCTAACAATATCTTATTGTTAAGGTCGTCTGCTGCTTCTGCAACACTAACCATCGCAGCAAGATCCTGCATTAGATCCATATATTCTTCTTGCGATATTTGTTGTTGGTCCAACGCCTGTTGATATTGAATCGCTTGTGCAGCGTTTCTAGCAATCATTTGGTTGGCATTAGTTGCTAAGAAATTTAAATCTGTTATTATCTGGTTCATGGTGCGCTCGACTTCTTCCATTCTTCTGAAGCAATCAACGTTGCTGTATCGTAGATATTGCGGATTTTTTGTTTGCAGAAATATTTACCAATATCCTCCTTAGATAAAATTGTCTGAAATCTATCAATTTCGTCTAATTGATTGGTTAGCATTTTAGCAATGTCATCGTCTTTGCGTATTTTTGCATCTTCTAATGCGTAGATGGTATTCTTATGTATACTATCTAATGTAGTAGATGTTGTATTGCGATCATTACAAACAGAATCTTGATCTCTACTTAAAACTACAACATCTACCATACGGTT